ACTTGAACTAAATCCTGTAGTACTTACGACTGTTATAACACCTGAACCTGTCATGGTAGCATCTGCTGTTATAGCATTTGAGCTTGATGTACCTAAAGATGTAGTAGCAGAACTAAATATCTTTTGACCTCTAGCTGCAATAACTTTGTCAGCAAATGTTGTTGTTAGTAACACAGGTTCATCTGAAGATGATGTTTGAGGTACAACATGTCTTACATGTCTCTGATACCCTTTTATTCTTTTGTAACCACCTTCAACATCAGGCTCAAAGTTTTCTAACTGCAATGCTTGTCCGGGTTGCATAATAAATGTAGAACGGTTAGCTATCAAACCACCTTCACACACAAATGCACTAGGTGTAACTTGAGATTCATCTGCCATTATACAGACCTAATATCTACACTGCCCGAATTATATACTCCAGTTCTAGGTATAAAAGTAGAACGCATATATGAAAATTTGTTTATTAATAATGTTTGCATATTCTTAATGCCTTGTTCAAATCGTTGCATGTTAAGCTGATACTGCTGTGTCTCACCCCTATATTGATACACAAATGCTGTAGCACCATCTATAATAACAGGTGCAAATCTATCAGGTATAGTTGTTGTATCTCCATGTGCTGATAAGTCAGTAGGAAATGTATAGTAATCAAACTTAATTGCATATGATTTATTTGGAAATGGATACATTAAGTAATTGTTATCAGGAGTTCTTACTACATATTCAGGAACACTACCTCTAGTAAACTGTGCTACAGTTACCCCACTTACACTTGAAGCTGCGGTAGTGCTACCAGCACCTCTTGTACAGCCTGTAAATGTTGTACTAGTTACTCCAGTATAAGTAATTGTTTCATTACCTATGACTATATTACCAGCCGTATCAAATCCTGTAGTGCTTGATACTGTTATAGTTGTCACACTGTCTGTATGAGTTGTAGTAGTTGTTGTAGTATTTATTTCATCTTCTTGATTTATAACTCTATTTACATAGTCATTATAATCAAGTAATCCTAATTTGTATCCACTATTACCTAAGTCAGTGTCCTTAACTATTCTAAATGTATTGTAGTCTACTGTCTTTGTAGAAGTAGGCAAACTATATCTAACCACACCTGCTGTTAGTGTTTTAGTTTCTGTTGCATGGTTAAATGGGTAGTTAAACTCTCTTTGGTTAATAAACCTAATTGATTCATTAACTGCGTTTTGACATTGAACTTGTATACCCCTAGCACTAGAAAAGGTTGTAGAAGTTAATGCAACTTCATTCAACCTTGCTATTACTTTATTTGTTAGTGTTAGGTAAGTTTCTGCCATAATAATTCCTAAGTAAGATGAAAGAGCAAGTTGCCCTGCTCTCTCATATATAAGTTAAGCTAAAGTATCTCTGTCAACTTCGTTGGCATTGAAACCATCACCACCCATGTCACTGACATCGGCTAGTACTGCGTATACTCTTATCTTACCTGCTGAGAAGGTTGCACCATCTCCTGCAAAAGTAAGGTCAAGTGTATCTGCTGTAGCAAGAACAACATCTGCTGATACTGTTACACTTGGAGCATAAGCTCCATCGGCAGCACCATCAATGTCAAAAGCAGCAACATATTCGTTGTCATCTGCTCCTGTTCCTAGAATAGCAGTAGCATTAGTACCTGTATTCATAGTAGCACTCTCAACAACTTGAAAACCTGCTGCAATTATTTTAGTATTTGCAGGGATTGTCAAACATTGAACTACGTCACCACCTGTACAAGAAATTGCTTGTGCAGTAAGGTCAATAGTTTTTTGTAGTTGATAAGGTGTCCTACCTCTTGAGCTATTACCGTGGGCAGGTAATAATAAACTTGTAACTGTAGCCATTGATTACTCTCCCTATGCTAAGTGATAAGCGGCAGTACAGATTGCTTCAGGGCGAAGAATCTTTCTACCATATAAATGCATACCACGAACAATATCAGCAAAAGAATCAGGGTCTCTATAAGTCTCTGTCTTATTGATTTGCTCGGCAGTAGCTATAGATGAAGAGTGACCTGCCACAATAATACCAAAGTTTGTAGAACTATTAGTACCTGTATTAGAAGGTCCTGTTCCTATACTTGGTAGGTTATTTGACTGATACACTTTAAATCCATGTAAGTTATTAAGAACTAAACCATTCTGTAGTCCTGCACCACCAAAGTCGGCATCGAACAATCTTGTGTCCTCATCCTTTAGTACTTCAATGAACACAGGGTCTAACACTAACCATCTTCCGTTAGTATCAACATTCTGTTGGTCTAGTAGTCTTGACATTCTAGCTATAACTGTCAATGGGTTTCTATCTCCATTAGCAGGAGCAGCAGTAGTAGCTCCACCTGTTCTTGGTAAGATAGCCACAGCATCTCCAGCAGAACCTCCGAAGTCTTCAGCATCAATTTTCATTGAAGATAAGAGTTCGTCAGAACCAGCAGTTGAAACAGCAACAGAACCGTTAGTGGTAGTGTTAGCTGTATCAGGTGCTGAGTGTATAGCTGATTGCTTGTAACCTGACATATAACCAAGTACATCTTGGTCAAATTGGTCGGCTAGTCTGTAGGCTGCTCTATTAGATGCTAACTCTTGAAAGTTAATATGCGAATGAGCTTCCTCAATATCATCCACTTTAAATGCAAAGTAATTAGCTTTGTCAATATTAAGTGAAAATTCTTCGTCATCAAGGTCTTGAGGAGTTATTGTAGTTCCTCTAGAATATGCCTTGACTGTAATTTCTGGCTCTTTGATAACCTTAACGGAATCGCCCATATTAGCAATCTCACCGAAGTAATCATTATTAGTGATTGCATCGACTACAGACCCTTTGCGAAATGCAAGTTGAACCTGTTTGCTGTAAATAATAGGACTAAAATTACCGTTAGGAAGGTTTCCATAGCCAGCTGCTGCTGTAAATGCCATTTTAATCTCCTTTAACATTTATAAATACACATTAAATGTGTTCTTTTAGTCATTTTACTTTATAAGGACCATTCATGCGTTGAGGTTGTACGTAGGATAGCGATTCCTATGTAGGCTCACATAACTGGGTAATCTTTAAAGTTTAGGTAATAGTGCAACATAAGTGTCTAAGTATAGGGTTATGTTACACTTCTAGTTACATATAGTTATATTCATAAATAACTATTTGTCAACATTATTTTTTTATTTATCTAGCTGAACCAGATATATCATAGACAAAGTTGCCTGACCTTATAGCTTCCATTATTATGTCAGCTTGTTTCTCGTATTGTTGAGCAGACATTTTTTGAACAGCAGACTCAAGTATCTTTTTACCTGATTCCGTAGCGTCAACTTTAGTTTTTGTAGACTTCGTGCTAACTTCCATAGCAGCACTCTTATCATTCTTTGTCTTAACTTCCTTGCCGATTCCTTTATCAGCTTTGTACAAGTCAATAGCTCTTGCTGCTGACCTAGCATCATTGTCGTTTTCATATAGTGCATCCTGTACCCATTTTGGCTGTTCATCTGCCCAATCGTGAAACTCATCACTATCTCTGATATCATTAAAGTCAGGATGAAGTTTCATTAATTCTGCTTCAGCTTTTTCTTTCTTAGCTTCGACAGACATCTCATCTATCTTTTGTATTCTAGTCTCTAATTCTGCTGACTGCTCTCTTGCTTTCTTCATAGCAATGGTCTCAACAATCTTAGCTACATCTGGGTACTCTGTTGCCCACGCTTCTATGTCCTCATCGGACTTAGGCAACTTCATTTCTTTTTTAGTTGCTTTAGCTAGTTGCTCTTTCATGTCATCTAGCTGTTTTTGGAACTGTTTTTCTTTCTCTTGCGTATGTCTTCTTAAATCACCATATCGCTTTTTAAAAGTTTTCTCTTCAGCAGAAGTCGGTTCTTCTTCACTCGGAGTTTCCTCTTCGCTAGTCTCACCTGCACTTTTTTGCTCCTCAACGAGCCTTGCCAGTTCTTCTTCATCTCTCTTTACTCTCTCTTCTTGAGAATAAGGTCTATTCATAAACATTTCTTTTTTAGGTGTATTTTCTTCCACCATTACTTTAGTAGCTTCTTCAGCCATATTTTTCTCCTTGGGGTTATCGTAGCCAGTTATGTTGGGGGATAAGTAGCCATTAATTGTGAATTACTTTTTAGAAGCTAATCCACCTCGCTTCATTCTTTTGTTTTTCTTAGGTGCTCCTTTGTGCATTACTATTTTCTTTTTATCGATGAATCCACCTGTGGCAGTCCAACCACCACCACCACCGACTCCTGATGATGC